AATTCCAAAATTCTTTTGCCTTTTTACTCACCGTTTTTGTTAAATTGCTGAATGTATAGGCAAAATTTTCCTTCTTAAAAAGTTTTACAAAATCATCGAGACCACTAGGTTTATAAGCAGGGTCATTTGCATCTGTAGTTAATTTTTCAAACAATGTTTGAATTTCTTCCATTTGGATTATTTTGAAATTCGAAAATGTCTCATCACTATCAATAATAAAAAAGGTTTTTTCTATTTCTCCTGTTTTGGATTTATCGTCAATATCACTTGTCATTCTCTCCAAAAGTTCGTCGTAACTGGCATTTGCATTTTTATTTTTATTTTCATCCGTTGGTTTTAAACGTAAAACCTTGACGATATTTCCTTTAAACGGACTACCGAGTTGCGGTTTCCATTCGAAATATTGCTCTGCTGTCAAATATGGTATAATAGTCCCTTGAATGATTTGTCCTATATTTGCAAATTGAGATAAATCTGCCTTCAACCTTTCGATTAGTTTACTCTCCCTGAAAGCACGAATGATGTTCGAAAATTTATTATCAATAAAAGCAAAAAGTCTGATACATTTCTGTTTATCATTCAGGGTGTCTATAATTGGAATATTAAACACAGGAATAACATTATGAAGAACTCGTTTTATTTTAGGTATTCCGATGTAATTTAAAAAAAACCTAGAAATGTTACAGGACATTTTAAATATATTTCCAATGATGGTATTATTTAATGAACTCAAATATTTATCTAACGACATTCCAAGTGAAGAGTCGTATAAAACGCTTTGCATTTCATCAAAAAGAGTCAATAAATCACTAGAAATATTATTAATAAAATCTACGCGCCATTTGTTTATTTCGGTTGTTAAAACGGTATCATTACCATATTTAAACTGTAAAAATAAAGTAAGTATATTCATAGGTATGATATCAGATGCTATTAATCCGCCAGTGTAATAACTCAAATTAAATAATTTTTTATGAGCGATTCCAGAGAGAACAATGCTATTCATGGATGCGGAAATACCTCCTATCAATAGTCCATATATGTTTTGCTCTATTACATTGAATATAAATGAAGCGTTTACATACGTGTCTAATAATATTATGGGGTCTTCTATCAAATCTGCAAAAAAATTATAAAAATGTTTCATACTACGAGCAAAAGAAGACTTATAATTGTTAGAACGCTCAGGTTTATCAATGATACGTGCAATTTGGTAATTAGAGTAACCCATATTTTTATAATGTCTCATTTTCTTCCCTCTTTGATATATTTCTTCCATAACAGAATCGATATTGTTTTCTTTTTCCGCTTTTTCTCTTTTCTTCTCTGCTTCAGGGTCATATCCAGCCTCTTTTTCTAATTGAATAAAATAACCCTTGATAGAGGAGGTAATTTGGACATTTACAAAACTTTCTAAGGTAGTTACAAATATGTTTTCTATATTTTCTCCCAATATAGGTATTTCCGTTTGGAGGAAAAAATTGTTTTTCAAAATTCCAGGGTTCATATCTACTATATTCTGAAACAGATTTTGAACTAACATTTTATTATACGTATTAAAAGATAAGCTATTTACAGAATTTAAGGCAATTCCCTTAAAAAAGAGCGCAGGACTAGCGGTCTTGTAAGTTGAAAAAAAATCTGATGTGGTGTTTAAATAACCATAAGCTTCTAGGGCGATTTTCATTGTTGTCAATGTTTCTCTCCCCAAAGGCGAATAAAAATATGAATAGGCTAACGAAAAAAGTCCCTTGTTTACATCTAAATCTGGTTGCTTACTTTGGTCCCAAATATTTCTAGCATCAAGTGCGTTTTTTATAAAATTACCAAAATCTGATAAACTGGTTCTGTCTTCTGTCCCTAAAAATTCCTTATTGATTTGTTCGATGGTTGCTTCTTTGGTTACACTTTCGGAAAATATGGTTTCCATGATAGTTTTAATATATTTTTCGTCTTGCAAAGTTGTACTGGTCATTTTGGCAATTTGAAATTTTTCAAATAGTTCTTTTAAAGTTATTATTTCAGATGCGGAAAAAATATACAAATTTTGCATGAAATCTATAAATATTTGAAATTGTAATGGGCTGGCGCATATACTAGATACTATGCTGGCCCACACGGCGGGATTATATAGATTTGCAATCATAACACATTTAACAGCAAAAACAGCAATTCCAGCTGTTAGCGATATTAATTGAACCGTTTGTAACCAACACTTCATTCTTGTTTCTTTCTCTTTTAATTTCTCTTTTATTTTGTTGTTTCTATTATAGTCAGCAAGTTTTGCGGACATTCTCTCATATCTGATTTTAAGAATTCTTGTTTGTCGTTGTTTTTCACTTTCGAAATGAAAGGGAATGTATTTCATTTTTTCTATCATTTCAGGTTTGTTAATATTATCATCATCTGGTGGTTGTGACGATTGAATCAGGTTGGACGGATTAATTATATGTAACATCAGCATATTTGAATCCATTATATTTTTTGTGGTAGGTTTAAAATTATATGTCATTAATTTTTCTTCTTCTGGAATATATTTAGTAATATACTCCTCAATAATGATATCCTTTTCATTTATTTTATCTAAAACATTTTTAATATTATGATAATCTAAGACATCATAACTCTCTATATTATATTCTTCACCTGCTTCAGGAACTTTAAAATGAATACTATTTTTATAACTATACCCTGCCATTTTATATAGTAATTATATATTTTTATATGAAAATACAAAAATATAGTAAACAGAAAATAGTAAACAAAATAAAGAAAATAGTAAACAAAAACAAACCAAATAAAGAAAATTATATTTTATACTATATATAAATGAGTCAATCTTGTGTAAAAACATCTGTTTTTGAGAATATTGATACCAAATCTTTATCAAAAACATCAAACCAAACACTAGAAGAAATTAAAATATTATATGGAAATGCGAAATTTTATTATTCAACAAATGAGTTTTCTGGAGCACTCGTTAGTTATTCATGTGCGGCAGTTTTATTAAATGCCATGTTAAGAGAGTTATCAACAGAAAATACAAATACAACCCAAGTAGCAACGGTATCGCCTTTACCTTCTCCGAGTATTTCTCGTACGCCATCAAATACATCTGTTGTGGTTGCACCCAATGATACGAAAAAAACATTAACGGAGACTCTACAATGCTGTCTCACCGCAGTTGAAATATTGCAAAAAAAAGTTGGGTCTAGTAGAGCTGATGGAGAAAAAGACGAGAAAAAAGATTGGGAGAAAATTTGTACCAAACTACAACCACTCGTTTTTAGTAAAGGTAGCTCAAATTGTCTCTTTTTTTCAGGTGTAGCAGGTATGAAGCGAGAGAAACAATTATTCAAAACCTCGTTGGTTTTTCCATTAATGTATCCAAGATTATATCCAAAAGCTTCCAAAGGTATTTTGATTTATGGCCCGCCAGGAACAGGTAAAACGTATATTGTTAAAGCCGCGGTAAATGAATTACAAAAAACAGACCCAAATATTGGAATTTTATTTTTTACCCCATCTCCAGGCGATTTAAAGGGTAAATATGTGGGTCAAACTGAAAAAAAAATAGAAGAATGGTTTACATGTGCTTCCAAAGCGGCTTGCGATAGTCAATTAACCTGTGGTGGAAACAAACAATTCATTTCAGTAATGTTTATGGACGAATTTGATGCTATTGCACCAGATAGAAATGCTGACAAAACTGGATTAGCAGGGAATTCAGTAAATACGCTTTTACAGATGATGGATGGTATTAATTCAAAACAAAATGTCACTGTTATTGCCGCGACAAATTTTCCCTGGTATTTGGATGCCGCAATTCTTCGTCGTTTTGATACCCAAATTCTAGTAGATTTACCAAACGAGGGAGATATATTAGAATTATTGAAGTTGGAAATGAAACAAATTATTAAATTTAGAGAAAACAAACCAAAGAACGCGTATTGTGAGTCTGAAATGAAAAAATATAAAAAAAATAGTGAAATTGATGTAGATACAAAAACTAACGTTGTATGCGAACACGAATGTATAGATGAACCTCCGAAAGATTTAACGGTGACCTCTCCATATAACCAAATGAGATATGATTTTTACGATGATATGGAAGGTGAACAGTATCGTTATGGTATAATTAGTCAATTGCCAGATGGTAATACAAAAGCGTATACAATTAAATTCGATGATGATGATGCGACAGAAGTAATACCATACAAAGAGATTATAAATACGAGAAATATTGGCCTATGGGCTCTAGGCGACAAAGTAAAAGTAATTAGCAGTGGAACTGGTGGATTTGTGGATGGGTTGGTGCAAAAATTAAAAGCGGATAATTTTTCGAATTCAGATATAACGCGTTTAATAAAAGCAGCCAACACCTACACAGGACAAATATGCGTGGAAGGAAATTTATTTTATTCAACCAAAGTATTCTTTAATAACTACCGCAACGAAGAATTGTTTATATCATGTGTAACTAAATTGCGTAATCAGCGTGCCATGATTGAACATAGTGTTAAACTGTTACAATGGTATTTAAACGACGATACAAATGCTACAATTACTCCTGGAATATATCAATTAAAAAAACCAGATATTGTTAGCATCAAATATGATGGTAAAGATTACATAAATACAAAATGTTTGTTATATAAACATAATGAATTCGCCGTTGAAGACCCATCTATCAAAGAAACATTTATAGAATGCCCTGCAGACCTTGCAAATATTAAACCAGAACAAATACAAAATGGTTCAGATGCACTAAACAACCTCGTAAAAGCTTATGGGGAGTTTATAGTAGATAAAAATTTATACAATGTTATATTAGTATTTGATTTTGCTATAAAACAAATGGAGACGAATTATGTGGAGAACGCTTTATATCCAATTTCTCGAAATCTGATAGATTCTGTTTTTAAACCAATCAATAACGAATTTCAAAATAGAAAGAAACAGATATTGGATATTGAAAAAACGGAAGAAAGTGTTAGCAAAATAGGGATTACAAGTAAAGATGATGCATCTGCTAAAAGCATGTCTACAGGCGGAGCAAAGAATTTAACGGAGAATATCAAAGAGCAGTTAGGGTTGGAATTAACAGAAGAGGATATAGAAACCATCAAAAATGATGTTATGTTTAATATTATGAATGAAAAGAACGAACTTGTACCTGTAGAAGAATTTTTTACAAAAGGTCTTAAAAAAATAGTAGAGCCCAGTTTAGACGCCATATTAGATCCAGCTACCAATAATTTTAATGTATTAAATAATGATTATTCACTTTATAAAATATTACTTTTATTAAAAGCGGCCGAAGATTTGTATAATGAAGAACAAAAAAAAACAAAAGAAGGGGAAACAAAAGAAGGGGAAACAAAAGAAGAAGAATCGAAATCCAAACCATTATCAATTTTAAATGATTCCATGGAGCTATATTTGAATTCGTTTACATCGACGGATTTTAAGCTAGTGAAAAAAGATAAAGACAACACAAATGACGAGGCAAATTCAGAGGACAGTTTTTCAGCACCAAACGGAATGATTCCATTACAAATTTCAAACATAAATAAAGAATATATAGATATTTGGACATATTATAACTTAAAAAATAAAACACTTGAATTATCGATGGAAGACTTTAATAATTTTGCAGGAATAATGGATGATTCAATAATAACAAAATCATTGTTAAATAAAATAACGCAAGATAAAAACACAACACAAAATTTCGAAACAGTATATAAATTTTATAAAGCAAAAGACACTCATGAAGACGATAAAATGATCGACCTTTTTAGTGCCTTAAGTAATGATTACACAATACATATTAGCTTGGACTTTTTTGTAACGTTGTATGGAAAATACATAAATATACAAGAATTAAATAAACGACTATGCGACCGTATTAGTAGGCCGCAGCTATCAGAAGATTGTTCAAAACATCAAGCAAAGCCATTTAAAAATGAAGAAAATTTTAAAGACAACCGTCAAGTATTAATGCAATTATATTTTAACGATATTGTAGATTTTTATCAACTCGACCACACTGGTAATAAAATTAATACTGAAACATATTTAACCAATTTTTTCCCAAAAACTGAATACAATAATATATTATACTACACTCAATTAATTTGTAAGAGAATATTAGATAACTATATTTATGTAACATATGGAAAAAAAATAAATTCTATAACAGAGGCAATTCAACGAGATACTCTTAAACTTGTTGAAGATGAGAAACAGGCGGCAGAGATACCTGTTGATGACACACTATCGAAGGAGACACTATCGAAGGAGGCACTTCGTGGGGATGATGTAACTCCTGGTGGCGGAGCAAAAAAGAAAAAACGTTTTATTCGTGCGTCAGGTAAAGGAAAAAAGGTGCAAAATATCACGGCAAGACACCATTTGCCAAAAAAGAATAAATCAAACAAAAGGAATATTTGTTCTAGTAAAATAGGTGATAAAAAATATATTAAAATACATTACGATGGAGGTGCGCCAAATACTTACAACAATCAAGCAAACGATGGGTTCATCTCTTTTTGCACGGATAGTATTCCAAATACTTTTTCCAAAAAAATTGCCGAAAAAAGAATATTCGTAAAAACGCAATACGATTTAAATGAGTTAAAAATACAACACAAAAGCGGGTTCTTGAATTTTATGTATTATGAAGGTGGCGGTTTAGTTAAAACCTTATATGACTATGCTGTAAAAACCCGAGAACAACAAAACGCGGACCAAAAATCAACCCAAATGCAAATTGCCGAAAATCTTAAAAGAAAGAATCAATTTTTAGCGTTAATATTTAAAAGGGTTACGGCAGTTGGGTTTTTAAAGACTGAAGGTCAGCAAGGAGTGGTAGATGATAATGATATACTATCTAAGGAAACTTCTTCAAATAAAAATGTGGTAATCAATTGGATTGCAATAGACGAAAACAGTAAAGTATGGAGCTTATTCAAGGATAATATAATACCTTTGTGTATTGGTGCGGCAAAATATTTTGAAGCAGGTAAAGGCACTGCAGAAGTCTTATCTGTAGGTGCTTCAAATTACGGGTCTATTGGCACTCCTCTAGGATTGTTATCGTATATTTGGAATGGAATATACTATGTTGGAAAAGGAGCTCTCAAGGGACTTCTAAGTTTTATGACCGATTCATTTGCCACTGCAGCATTTTTTGTTTACGCTGCATATGATTCATACAAGTTTTATACCGCAGAAGATGTAGAAAACCCACAAGTAATAAATAATTTCTTACTAAATGTGATTTTTAATATTATTACAGAAATAAAGTATATTACAACAAAAGATTTTAACAAAGAACCATCAGAAATATTTAAGGAATTTTTAGAAAATAAAATAAAACAAACTAGCGGCATATTAAGAACGATTACACAAACAATGGCCAGCTCGAGTTCTTTAAAGGGCGAAACAACCGATTACCCTATTGTGCTGTATAAAAAAGCAAACATCGCTGAACCACTAGATATTAAAGACAAATTAACAAATTTAAATATTCCATTTAGAGCATTTGCATACGCATTGACGACCGTGAAATCGACCTATGTAAAAGAAACTGGAGAGTTGTTAAAAGATTATTATGACAACAAAGATAAGTTCATGGAAAAATGGAAGAAAAAACAAAAAGAAAGAGGCCAAGGTTAGACTTCGACAAGTAAAAACGAGTAAATATCACGTATAAATAATATACACGATATTTATAAATAACCATGAACAACATACAAAATATTCCACCGACTCTATTAAAAAGTGTAGAAAATAACAATGAACCCAATACAGATGTTAAACCATATTGGGACGACAAAAAAGAACCGTCTTCGATTAACCATACTCTTTTTTCTATTTTAAATCCATACAATGCGCCATATGTGAATTTTGATAAACAAATAGACGACCTTTTTGATTCTCCACCAGAGGGCACTATGAATGAAATCAAAGGTAAACTAGAGAAATTCATCATGAAATCTATAAATAAAGACGATTATGGTTGTGATACAAACAATGAACTATTTTTGAAAGACATTGTTAAAAATATAGAGCCAACAAA